ACGGAATCGATAATGTATTCCGTCTTCACAGGAATGCCCTGGATGAAATAACGATTCCGGAAACAATACAGTAAAATCAAGTTCGATACAGTAAGCCTATGTGATAATGTTAAACTGGCAAAAGCGAAAGATGAGAGAGCCGTTGCGGAGCAAAATACCGTGGCGGCTTTTTCTATGGGAAAGAAGGTGGAACGATGCCAAGGAAACCGAAGCATCCATGCTCTTATCCCGGATGCCCGAAGCTGACAGACAAAAGGTTCTGTGAAGAGCATGAGAAGCTGAGCAACAGTAACTATGAGAAGTACGGCAGAGATAAGTCTACGAAGAAGAGATACGGTCGTGCATGGAAGAGGATCCGTGACAAGTATGCTGCGGAGCATCCCTTCTGTGAGCTGTGTTTTGAACGTGGGATTATCGTACCGACTGAAGAGATCCACCACAAGCTGCCTCTGAGTGAAGGTGGTACGCACGATCGCAGTAACCTGATCGCGCTGTGCAAGTCGTGTCACTCAACTATACACGCGAAGAGAGGGGACTACTGGGGAAACCATCGCGGGTAGGGGCGGGTGAAATCTCTACAGGTATGGCTCCCAGGGAACGGCGCGGGGGTCACGCGTGCAAAATCGCGAAATGAAAAGTGAAATTTGGAAGGAAGGAGGGCGATGCTCTATGGCTGGTAGAAAGCCGAAGCCTACAGCGGTGAAAAAGCTGGAAGGCAATCCGGGAAAGAGAAAACTGAACACAAAAGAACCGAATCCGGGTAAGGGAATGCCCGACTGCCCTGCATGGTTATTACCGGAAGCGAAGACAGAATGGATCCGATTATCGGAAAAACTGAACCAGATGGGAGTGCTGACAGAGATTGATCGGTCTGCATTTGCAGCCTATTGTCAGTCCTATGCCAGATGGAAAGAGGCTCAGGAGCATATCAATTCCGAGGGTGCTACCTATGAAACGGAGAATGGAATGCAGAGACCGAATCCGTGGGTTGCTATCTGTAACACGGAACAGCGACTTATGATGCAGGCGGCATCCGAGTTCGGACTGACTCCATCTGCCAGATCGAGAATCATGGCGGCATCCGGCGTCGGAAAAGACGAAGAAGATGAGATGGAGGCATTACTTGGGGGTGAGGCTTAATGGCGGAGAGAAGACCTGCGGGTTATCCGAAGCTTAAGAATTATAAGCCGTCAAGGTTCATGCTTCCAACATCTCACTATGATAAAGCGAAGGCTGACAGGGCGGTGAAGTTCATCGAGAACCTGTGCCACACCAAAGGTAAATGGGCAGGCAAGAGGTTCTGGCTGCTTCCCTGGCAGGAGCAGCTGATCCGTGACATCTTCGGGATCGTCAAACCTGACGGGTACCGGCAGTTCCGAACAGCTTTTGTGGAAATATGCAAGAAGGTAGGTAAGAGCGAATTGGCAGCAGCCGTCGCTCTTTATCTTTTGTATGCAGACAATGAACCATCCGCTGAAGTGTATGGCGCTGCCGCTGACCGGCAGCAGGCCAGCATCGTTTTTGATGTGGCAAAGCAGATGGTGGAGATGTCGCCGGCGCTTCTGAAACGGTCGAAGCTGATGACGGCAACAAAGAGAATCGTGAATTATGGAAATTCAGGATATTACCAGGTGCTCAGTGCAGAGGTCGGGGGTAAGCATGGATTTTCAGTCAGCGGATTGGTGTTTGATGAGATTCATACTCAGCCGAACAGGCAGCTGTATGATGTTCTGACAAAGGGATCTTCGGATGCCAGACAGAATCCGCTGCATTTTATTATCACCACGGCAGGTACGGACAGACATTCCATCGCCTATGAGCTTCATACAAAGGCGGTGGATATTCTGGAAGGCCGGCGTGTGGATCCGACTTTCTATCCGGTGGTCTACGGACTGAAGGATGATGAGGACTGGGAAGATGAAGCGAACTGGTACAAGGTAAATCCTTCTCTGGGCTATACGGTCGATATCGAAAGGCTCAGGGATGCTTACCGGGAAGCAAAACAAAATCCGGCGGATGAAGTGACCTTCAAGTGGCTGAGGCTGAACATGTGGGTTTCGAGTACCGTGGCATGGATACCGGATGCGATCTTCATGAAGGGTAATGAAGAAATCGACCTGGCATCTCTGGAAGGCAGGGACTGTTATGGTGGTCTGGACTTATCCAGCACTGGAGATATCACGGCTCTCGTTTTGATGTTCCCACCGAGGGATGAGGATGAGAAGTATATCCTGATTCCGTTCTTCTGGGTGCCGGAAGAGACAATACCACATAGGGTAAAGGCAGCTTCCGTTCCTTATGACATCTGGGAGCGGCAGGGATACCTGTTATCGACCGAGGGCAACGTGATTCATTACGACTTCATTGAGAAGTTCATCAATGATCTGGCGGAGAAGTACCACATTGTTGAGATTGCCGTGGACAGATGGAACGCCACACAGATGATCCAGAACCTGGAGGGTGATGGCTTTACGATGGTTCCGTTCGGTCAGGGCTTTGCATCCATGTCAGGACCGACGAAGGATTTTTATCGTCTGCTTATGGAAGGCAAGATCATTCACGGAGGGCATCCTGTTCTCAGGTGGATGGCCGGCAACGTGGTAGTCGATACGGATCCTGCCGGGAATATCAAGGTAACGAAGGCGAAATCGAAAGAAAAGATCGACGGCATTGTGGCTGCAATCATGGCGCTTGACCGGTGCATCCGAAATCAGACGGAGCCACAGGGGAGTGTTTATGATGAGCGCGGATTACTTGTATTTTGACGAAGGAGGGAATTGCGATGGGAATACTGAGCGGTTTATTTCGGAGCAGGGATAAGCCCACGGACAGGACAGCAGGAAGTTCGTATTCGTTCTTCTTAGGCGGGACTGCTTCTGGCAAGTACGTGACTGAACGATCTGCGATGCAGATGACGGCGGTGTATTGCTGCGTGAGGATCCTGTCGGAGGCGGTGGCGAGCCTGCCATTACAATTTTATAGATATACCGACGATGGCGGTAAGGAAAAAGCGGTGGATCATCCGCTTTATTTTTTGCTCCATGATGAGCCGAATCCGGAGATGACTTCCTTCATATTCCGGGAGACCTTGATGACACACCTGCTTTTGTGGGGAAATGCGTATTCGCAGATCATCCGCAATGGTAAGGGTGAAGTCGTGGCTCTGTATCCGCTGATGCCGGATCGGATGAAGGTGGACCGTGATGAGCATGGACGGCTCTATTACGAATACACCGTTTACGATTCGGATGATGTGGACGGAAGGAAGGGTACGGACAAGGTTGGAAGGACGGTAAGGCTTCAGCCTCATGATGTGCTGCACATTCCGGGATTAGGATTTGACGGTTTAGTCGGGTATTCACCGATCGCGATGGCGAAGAATGCTATCGGTCTGGCGATTGCCACGGAAGAATACGGCAGCAAGTTCTTTGCGAACGGTGCAGCTCCGAGTGGTGTTCTGGAACATCCGGGAACCATAAAGGATCCGAGCAAGGTCAGGGAAAGCTGGCAGGCTACTTTCGGCGGTTCCGGCAATTCCAATAAGATCGCGGTCTTAGAAGAAGGCATGAAGTACACGCCGATTTCCATTTCACCGGAGCAGGCTCAGTTTTTGGAGACAAGGAAGTTCCAGATTGATGAGATCGCAAGGATATTCCGCGTTCCGCCTCATATGATCGGTGATCTTGAAAAGAGCAGCTTCAATAACATTGAGCAGCAGAGCTTGGAGTTCGTGAAGTACACGCTGGATCCCTGGGTGAGCCGTTGGGAGCAGGCAATGGTGAGAGCCTTGCTGACTCCGGATGAGAAGAAGAAATACTTCTTCAAGTTCAATGTGGATGGTTTGCTCCGTGGAGATTATCAGAGCAGGATGAACGGCTACGCAACAGCCAGGCAGAACGGCTGGATGTCCGCAAACGATATCCGTGAGCTGGAGAACCTTGACCGCATTCCTGAAGAGGACGGCGGTGATCTGTATCTGGTAAACGGAAACATGGTTCCTTTGGTATCGGCGGGTGCTGCATACGATATGGAAGCAGATAACAGGAAGGAGGATGAAGATTCCGATGAAGAAGTTTTGGAACTGGAAAAGCAGGAAGATCAGAGACCAGGCTTCAGGCGAAGAAGTAACTGAGCGGGTGCTTTTCCTGAATGGAACAATAGCGGAAGAGAGCTGGTTTGACGATGATGTCACACCGGCTCTTTTTAAGCAGGAACTGGATTCTGGGTCAGGCAATATCACGGTCTGGATCAACAGTCCGGGCGGCGACTGCGTGGCGGCGGCTCAGATTTACAACATGCTTATGGATTATAAGGGCGATGTCACGGTGAAGATCGATGGCATTGCGGCATCGGCGGCAAGCGTGATCGCGATGGCGGGGACGAAGGTTCTTATGAGCCCCGTGTCCATGATGATGATTCATAATCCGGCGACTATCGCGTTCGGCGATACGGCGGAGATGCAAAAGGCGATCAACATGCTGGCTGAGGTGAAGGAATCCATCATGAACGCTTATGAGATCAAGACCGGCATGAGCCGGACAAAGATTTCGCACTTGATGGATGCGGAGACATGGATGGACGCGCACAAGGCGGTTGAGCTTGGTTTCGCGGACGACATTCTGCAGAGGCAGGATGCTGTCGAGGATCTGGAAGTACCGGATGTGTCGATGCTCTATTCCAGGGCGGCGGTGACAAATTCGCTGATGGACAAGATTGCGGCGAAGTGTCATATCAAGGCACCTGATGAGGGTGTGGCAACTGAACAGGTAACTGATAACGGGCGTTCCTGCGATGAGATCAGGGAACGCTTGAATTTTATCAAGAGATTCATTTAAGGGAGGATAAAACCTATGACTATCAAAGAAATGATCGAGAAGAGAGCGAAGGTGTGGGAGACCGCGAAGAACTTTGTGGATACCCACGAGAATGAGAACGGCGTTCTGTCTGCGGAAGATAATGCGACTTACAGCCGTATGGAGCAGGAAATCGAGGATCTGACCGCGGCTATCGACCGTCAGCAGAGAGCCGAGGCAAGGGAGGCTGAGTTCAACAAGCCTGTGAATATGCCCCTTACCGGAAGACCTGCAATGCAGAAGCCGGATGAGAAGACCGGGCGTGCTTCTAATGCTTACAAGGAAGATTTCGGTGCGCATCTCCGTGGAAAGAGGCTTGTGCATAATGTTCTTTCCGAGGGCGTGCAGGCGGACGGCGGCTATCTTGTGCCGGAAGAGTTTGAGAGACAGATCGTGACGGGGCTGGATGAGGCGAACGTGGTGAGAGGTCTTGCGAAGGTCATTACCACAAGCGCTGAGAGAAAGATCCCGGTTGCCGCTACCCATTCCGAGGCAAAGTGGACGGCTGAGAACGGCGCTTATACCGAGAGTGATCCTTCTTTCGACCAGAAGACCATTGATGCGTTTAAGCTTACGGATCTTGTGAAGGTTTCCATCGAGCTTCTTCAGGATTCCATGTTCGATCTGGAAAGCTATATCGCCAATGAGTTTGCGAGGGCGTTCGGTATTGCTGAGGAAGAGGCGTTCTGCGTCGGTACCGGAACCGGACAGCCTACGGGTATCTTTACCGCTAATGGCGGACAGGTGGGCGTGACTGCCGCATCTTCTACCGCTGTGACAGCGGATGAGCTTATCAGCCTTGTGTATGCGCTGAAGAGCCCTTACCGCAGAAACGCGAAGTTCCTTGCGAATGACGCGACTATTTCCGCAATCAGGAAGCTGAAGGACGGCAACGGAGTGTATCTGTGGCAGCCTTCCCTTCAGGCGGGCGAGCCTGACAAGCTTCTGGGCTATGACCTTTACACTTCGCCTTATGTTCCTACGGTTGCATCGGATGCGCTCACCGTGGCTTTCGGTGATTTCAAGAATTACTGGATCGCTGACCGTTCCGGTAGAACCGTGCAGAGACTCAATGAACTCTACAGCACCAATGGACAGGTGGGATTTGTCGCAACTGAGAGAGTTGATGGCAAGGTGATCCTTCCTGAGGGCATCAAGCTCCTGAAGATGAAGGCGTAAGGTTAGCAGACAATGGGGCTGCCGTGTAAAAAGCGGCAGCCCGGATATGGAGGTAAGAGATGAGCGAATATAACGCAAAGAATTATACAGAACAGGGCGGCGAAGTCACGCATATCGGCGGAAAGATCGTTTATGACAACGGCCTGCTTCCGAATATGAGTACGGCTGATGTAAACAGTGATTCGGCTGCGAAAGTC